TTACGAGGTTAAATTATGACACAAAAAGGAACTAAAAGTAGGAACTGGAATCCGATTGGTATATTTGATTGGTGTACTGATAGATCTCAACAAGTTGACTACTCTATTAATAAAGCGAAAGAGGTTTTTATCAAGAGAGGTTATCGTATAACCACTTATGATAATCCTGATACTGGTGGTGATGGTGATTTCATTATTGAGAAGTTTCCTGAAGTAGCAATAGTATCTTGCAAATCCACAACTCAGATGGGAAGATCTGAAAATTCAAATCCTTATATTCAAATTAGAACAAATAGTAAGGCAAAGAATAATCATGGAGTAGTTACTATACCTACCAATTATCATTATATGATTGGTATTTCTCATCTTGGAAAATTTTGTATATGGAAACAACAAGATTTGGTGGATGTATCAAGTACTGTTACGTTTGGTTCTAAGAATGGTGAGGTTGGAAAATTATGACTTGCAAATTTGGATAAAGTGTGCTAAATTATAGTACAGATACCAGGTGGTACAAATGACTGAACTCAAAAGACCAAATCCTTATCATGCCAGCAACACAAAAATCACTGAAGACACCACTGAGGTATCCAGGAGGAAAGAGCAGAGCAGTAGTAAAGCTGTTGCAGTTCCTCCCAGACCTTACTCAGGTAAGAGAGTTTAGAGAGCCATTTATAGGTGGTGGATCAGTAGCAATAGAAATTACAAAGAGATATCCTGATATAGAGATATGGGTCAATGATCTGTATGAGCCTCTATATAATTTCTGGTGCGAATTGCAGCATAATGGAGAAGAACTCCAGAATATGTTAACGGACATAAAGAATACATTTCCAGATGTAGAGACTGCAAGGCAACTGTTCACAGAATCAAAGGAGAAAATTAATGGCGAAGAAGTGTCTAATTTTGAAAGGGCCTGTGCTTTTTACATTGTTAACAAGTGCAGTTTTAGTGGTCTTACTGAGTCCTCGTCCTTCAGTGCTCAAGCATCCCAGTCCAACTTTTCCCTCAGAGGTATTGGACGACTTAGCGAGTACTCAGAACTAATTGAAAACTGGACAATAACAAATCTCTCTTACGAGAGAATGTTGTCAGATGAGAAGGATGTATTTACGTACTTAGATCCTCCTTACGATATCAAGGATAACTTGTATGGTAAGAAGGGAGGTATGCATAAGACATTTGATCATGATGAATTTGCTAACTGGTGTGATGGATACACTTCTCCTATGTTGATCTCTTACAATTCAAATCAGATTGTTAAGGATCGTTTCAAGGAGTGGACAGTTGGAGAATTTGCACACACTTACACCATGAGATCTGTGGGGTGCTATAATACAGATCAAGCAGCAAGGAAGGAACTAGTCCTATTAAATTATGAAGTGTGAAGTTAAACTCTATGTGTCTGGTACAGTTTTTACAGAGACAGTACAAGCTCGTAACTATGCTGAGGCCAGACAGGTTGCTCTAGCACGTAACCCAAATGCTAAAGTTGTAAGTGTTAATGCCGTGTTTACATGATTGAATTTTGGAGGACATGGAAGTATGCCTTGGGAAGTTTCTCGGATACTAAGACTTCAAGGTATGATAATGCAGTATGTATTGTTCGCAGTACTATTTTTATTACTTACCTTATTACTAATTGTTTTATTACTGCTGGCGTGATACGCCATTGGAATGATGTACCAACTGAAAGATTATCTATACAGTATCAATCAATCAAAGAAGAATATTCTTCTTGATGATGAACAGGGTGCGAAAAAGTATCCTGCTTATGTTGTAAATAGATGTTTATCTTCCTTTACAGATACTATATTATTAGCGAATGAGATGAACAAATGTTCTCATCTTCCTAAACGAATGCAATATGACTTTTTACTAAATAGTGTGAAACCAAGAAAGAGATTCTCTCCTTGGACTAGAAAGGATTCTATTGATTACCTTGAAGTAGTTAAAGAGTATTATGGTTATAATGATGATAAGGCTCTACAAGCACTCAGGATTCTCACAAAGGATCACCTAGAAAACATTGCACATTTGTTAAGGAAAGGTGGAAATGAGCGTCGAAACTGAGATCCAGTGGAAACAAACTGATATGGTAGAGGTGGTTCTTAATGAACCAGATGACTTTCTTAAAGTGAGAGAGACTCTTACTCGTATTGGTGTTGCTTCACGAAAGGAGAAGAAGATATATCAATCTTGTCATATACTACACAAGCAAGGCAAGTATTATATCGTACACTTCAAAGAATTATTTGCATTAGATGGTAAGAAGACCAATTTATCATTGAATGATATACAACGTAGGAATAGAATCATCCAACTTCTTTCAGACTGGGGATTGATATCTATTGTTAATAAAGATGCTATCTCTGATTTAGCACCATTGAATCAAATTAAAGTATTAGCATTTAAAGAAAAGAATGACTGGACGTTAGAGAGTAAATATAATATAGGAAGAAAGAAACAGACTAATGATTGATACAGTTCTTTTAGCAGCAATTGCTATAACTACCAGTTTAAATCTTTATTATAATTTAAAATCATCCAGACGAAGCGGTCAACCTTGGCGGTAAACCGTCCTCTATGATTGGAGTTTAGTGTTATAATTAATTATGGATGCCTTCGGGGTCCACAAAACATAAACTCGCTTATTAAAGGAGCTAAGAATCATGGGCAATAAAGACCTAGACCATTTCGTGTGGCAAAATTTCACACCATTTTCAATTGGATTTGATGAAACATTCCAAAGACTTGAAGCTATTGCAGGAGCAGGAACAAGTTATCCTCCTTACAACGTCATTAATGGACCTGATGGTAGAACCAGTTTGGAAATCGCTCTTGCAGGATTTTCAGGAGATGATATCGAAGTCACAACAGAAAGGAATGTTCTAACAGTTAGAGCATATCCAGTCAAAGAAGATAATAATGATTACAAACATAAAGGTATAGCATCTAGATCATTTACTAGAAGTTGGCAGTTGGGGGCAGACGTAGAGGTGGATAATGTTACGTTTGAGAATGGCCTTTTAACGATTGACTTACAAAAGCATATACCAGAAGCGCAGAAGCATAAGCTTTGGTTCGGAAAAGAACTTAAAAAGCTTGACGCTTCTGCTTCTTAGTGTTATACTTTTAGAAGAAGAAAATAATTATGGCCGTATCTATCCTTACGTTAAAGACTGGGGAACGTGTTATTGCTGAATTAAAGGAAGTCTATGATCAGGAAGGTGAAGATAAAAAAGGTCTTTGCCTCCTGATGGAAGAACCTTATGTTCTGCATTTGGATACACAACAACCACAGTACTTGACAGAACAACTCGGAACAGAGTATACTGTTAAATTCAGTAAGTGGAATCCTTATAGTCCAGATTGGCACTTCAAGATTCCATATGATTGTGTTATGACAATCAGTAGTCCTGAAAAAGGACTGGAACAATCTTACTTACAAAAAATCCAACAAAAGAGAGAATTAGAAAATGACGGAAACACCACAAACTCAACCAGTGAATCCTCCAGTACAGAAACAGTTGATAACTAATCATAATGTTCGTATCGTTTCACTAGTTACTGGAGATCAAGTTCTTTGTTTATTTGGAGAGATCCGTGAAAACAATGAACCAGATACTAAGGTTATTGGATATAGTATGAACTTCCCATATCTTCTTAAACTAGGGGATCTTAGGGAAGATGGAAATATACCAATTGAATACACACGTTGGTGTCCATTCAGTCCAATTGAAGAACATCGTTTAAGTGGTGAACACATCATAAGTGTTGTTTATCCTGACAATGGTATTCTTGATAACTTCGTTGCCAAACTGAAAGATGTTGGTTTAACTGAAGAGCAAATATTCTTCGCAGAGGAGCAACAAAATGGAAATACAAGCGAGCCTACTGAGACTGAGCAACCAGTGGCTGATAGCGCAGGTTGATGCAGTAGAGGAGGACACTTTACCAGGTGACCCTGATTGTATATTAACTTCACCAAAGATGCTAGACTCTGATGGTAATCTTGAGACATGGCCTCCATTCTCAGACCATAAAGAGGTAGCAGTCAGGTCATCTGACATTACTACTCTCGTGGATCCTAGCAAGGATTTACTTGCCCGATATATTTCCGAGATTGAATGAAGTTCTATACCAGTGTTGAACAAGCAGGTAATCGTCTGCTAGTTCGTGGATATGAAAATGGTAACAGATATAGCGTGCGGGTTCCTTTCAACCCCACGCTATTTTTGCCTTCAAAGAATTATTCTGAATGGAGAACTCTAGAAGGTGACTGTGTAGAACCACATCAGTTTGGTTCTATTA